TCCCCGAACCATATCTCCCATTCGCACACACAAAAATTATGGACGGGAAGGCGTGGCATGAACCATGTCACACGGTAGTATCCGTTCCTGCCTCCCGCCGCGTTTGCTTGGCATATCGAGCAGGGGCCAGTCTTTGATCGTTCGGGGTGAAGAATCCACTTCATCCACTTGGCGTTGTTTGTGGGTGCGATGACCTTGAATGAATTGTTAACGATCCTGTGGTTGAATATCTGGGTAAGGCTGTCTACGCGTTGGGTGATGCCCTCAGGGGTCTTCCAGAAGTCCTCAAGTTTCTTCTGTTCATCGGACACTGGTACTTGAAGCCCCCAAGATCATGGCATGTCGTTGATGATTCCGTTCCACCCTTCTTTAGCCTCCTCAAGGGCTTCCTGGGGGTCCTTCTCCATTCCAGTGATCCCTATGAGGCCCTTCTTCTTGACGAATACGTTGATGGTTTCTACCTGCTTCTGGTAGTGCTCCTCAAGTAGCCTGTAGCCCTGCTCCCTACCCTCGGCTTTGGAGAGTGTCCCACTCATTACTTGGCGTCTGATCTTATGCAGTTTCTTGCCGAGGAGGGCCATCCCCTGCTTTATCAGATCCTGAGGGTATCTAAGGGTGCGAGGCTTGCTCATTCTTCAGGGGCCTCCTTACTCGCATGTGCTTTAAATCGGATCACGCTTGAGGCGGGGGTCCTTCAGCAGACGCTTGGAGCGTTCGACCTCATCCTCACCGCCTTTGCCTACGCCTTCCTCTGGGATAACCTTCGACTTTATCAGTGCAGCAAGAGCTTCCGTGTATGCTTGGAGTTCAGCGTACAGAATCTCGTACTCTGCGTGCTCTGCTGTTTCTTGCTCAGGTATCTCCTTGTAGAGTTCGTCGATCTTTGCTTGGATTTCTGCGATCTTGGTTTTGAGCTCTTCCTCAGTCATGGCATCCTCGCCTGCTCCGCCCTCGCCCCGTTCAGGCAGAGCGGCTTTCAAGGCAGCCTTAGCCTTAGCCGACAGGGTCTCCCACACCTCTGCGGTGATGTCGAAGTGGGCGCAGGCTCTCTCATCTTCGGTTCGGGCTCCCTCCTGATCTACTGCCTTCTGCAACGTATCGATCTCGATCAGCCGAGCGAGGAAGACATCCCCTGCGTCCTCCTTATGCTCGTCCACCCATGTCTGAGCCTTCTCCATCGTCCAATCCTTCTCCTTTGAGAAGAGGTAGGTGCGTATCTTTTCGGTCTCGCCGCAGTAAAGGGCTTTGATGCCTTGGTCCTCGGAGATCACTATGGTTGCCGTGACCTTGCATTCGCCAGCCCCATGGTTGGGGATGCGGATGTTCTCCTCTGTCTCCTCTGGGTCATGTCCAACTTGTGACATGTTCTTCACTTCTATTTGTTCACCCTTCTCATTTAAGGACTTCTCTAGGTTGTAGTATTGGTCGGCTCCGATGCCGCATGCAGGGTAGCTGCAACGTCCCTTCCTGATGCCATAAGCCGTGTGATCGTGAAACATGTTGACTTGACGGAAGTCATAGTCCGAGCCATTCCAGTTGCCAGGGGTCATCTCCTTGCCGTAGAGGAAGCCGATGCTGACATCCGATAGACTGCCATCCAGCATCCCCTTGAGGATGTCTGGTGGGACACGGTTGTTGAATACCTCCAAGTCTACGAGGATGCCCCGGATGTTCGGGCGTTCAGTTTTCCCGTGGTCCATCAAGTTCTTCACGAAGCGGGTGTTGACTGTTCTCCCTGAGATGTCGTCTGGGGATACAATGACGGGGGTTGAGGGGTGGCGTCCTGCTATGGCCCAGCGGCCTTCGACCCAAGGCCAGTAGCGTTCAAGCTCGTCGGCTGACTTGTAGGCCATCAGGTTCTTGCCATCTATCTCGTAGAGTTGGACATTCTCTCGGGCGATCACGACATCGTGGAACACCGTCACTGGACCGTAGACTGGGTCTTTCCTTTTAGATACGTTTACGGCGTCGATGCCGCTCCAATACTGGTCAAATATCATCTCAGACATCAAGGCATCACCGCTAGGTAATATTGAACGAAGATGAGGACAAGCCCCATTACTGCGGTCGCTAGGTAGACGCTCCAGCGGATGCTCCTCTCCATGTCACCGATCTTTGTCTCTAAGTGAGCACGATAAGAGGCACAGAGCACAAACCCCACATATTTTCCTGGATTGCCGCCACCATCATTACCGTCGCCGTCTCCATCCATATCTATTCCTCCGCTAAGGGAATATTAAGCCCTTCCCTCATCTTCACCCTTTCAACGCCCAGAACCACGTCTCCACCCGCGTCGAGGGGGTCTTCACCCGCCTTGTCTCGTACCTCATCCAGCTTCAGGTACTCCGTCTCGTTTTTCAGTGAAAGGGTCTCTTGGAAGCGCACTTTGGCTTTGTCCAGCTCATTCAACTCAAAGGCACTCTCCCACTCCAATGCGAAGGCTTTGTTCTCGTAGTCGAAGTCCACCTGCCCTGTTTCCATCAGGCGCCGGATCAGCTCTATGGGGACATCCTCGATGTCGCTCTGCTCGTTACTGATCAGTTTAGCATACTCCCTGAGGTTCGTCTCGCTCCCCGTCACGGCGCCCGCCGACACGCCCTTCAAAAGGTCCTGTGAGATGCGGCTACCCGTGGCTAGGCTCCCATATGCCATCTCAACGTACTCCTTCGGGTTCACCGTCGCACCCTCAAGACCCACGAACTTCACTGTTACCTTCTCGTTCGAGAGTAGTATGCCTCGCACGAAGAAGTCCTTAAGGCCACCAGCCGCCTCCCAGTCGTCGATGTCCTTCTGTGTCGCCCCCTCAAACTGGAAGTGGGGGTAACCCATGCCGTAGCGCCACAGCATCTGATATAATGCCCAGCGTATGTTCCGCCACCCGGTGCTGTCGTCCCACACGGGGTCCATGACGCTTAAGCCCCAGTAGGGGTGCTCGTCCAGGCGAGGGGCATCGTGGATCACGCGGGTCCAGTGAACCTTCAAGGGAGTAGTTGCGCCCCCACGTGTAATATCATAGAATTCAGGCTGACCATAGCGGAGATCCGAAGGGTCCGTTATCTCAATGGTGACCTTCACAGCGCTCTTGGGATAGGGTGTGATCTGGAGCAGTTCGGTTCCTGCGGGAAGACGCCCATCGTCATTGTACAGAGGAGCCTTCCAGTCAACCTTATCCTCCCTGGTCGAATATGCAAGCAACAGAATCGATGTACCCCAGCGTCTCTCAAACACGGTGAGACGGGTAAGGTTTTTCTTAGCCTTCAGCTTAAGCAGGGCCTCCTGAACCGCGTTGTCCAGGGTGTCGTCATCCTCGTTTCCGACCTCCACGACCTTGAAGCCATTATCATAGATGTCTGAGGCGACGTAACTCACAAGCCATTTGAGGACAGGCTCACGTTGGCTTGCGAACACCCTCTCCCTATCGGGGATCGCGGCGCCGAAGGTGCGTTGACTACCGTATAACTCACTGCTGCTGAAGTTCTGGCCAGGAGTCATAACGTCTCTGCCGGGAATCCTAGCCACGATGACACTTTCAGGTGTCTCCCCCCCAGAGGGTTCCTCAATAGAAGTCTCATCTTCAGGAGGCATTTAGTATCAAGAGTAGATATGTGGGTGAGATATTAAAGTATATCAATTAACTGTACAGTTAATGCGTTTGTTTAAATTAATGGAGATGCCTAACGTGGTCGCCTGGGGCTCTGGGCGACGATGCCGCCACGTCTCTTAAGGTGGGTCCAGAGACACATGCTGAGGCTGTCGCTGGCGTCGTCGTGGCTCATATGGCCTTTGGGTGCCTCCACATGTAGCTTATTTCCCACGTATTTTCTCTCGGCACGTAGCATCTGGTTAAGGAATAGCTGTTTCTTGTGGCTATCTTCCATGGGGTAACGTAGTCGGCTGTTCCCGATCTCCCGTTCTAGAAGCTTAAACATGATGTCCTGTTGAACCGCTCCTTCATTGATGCGCTCCAGCTTCACTCGTGGGAAGTGGTTCTGGAATATGTCGGCTGGGCCTTGGCCGAGGCCGATGATGCCTATGGCGAGGGTGGTGACTCCTCGTTGAATAAGCCAGGGACCGAGTTCCATCGCCTGCTTCTCAAGGTTCATACCCTGGACATACCACCAGTCGATGATGTGAACTGGGTTCTCGCCCTCGACTACTGTGACCCAGCTATAATCGTTGCCACGCGCGGGATCCCACGCCGCTGTGCGGTGGAGGGGAGGGTTATCCCTCAGCAGACCGGCGGCGGGCTCGTAGTCCTCCTGTAGGCTGAGGAAGAAGTCCCTGTCCATGATGAACTTGTTTGACACCATCTCCCATTTGAGTTCATATTGGGCGGCGAACTCGGGGCTGTTGGGGCCATAGCGTAGACGCTCCTGTGAGATGTAGGCGGCGTAGGTCTCGTTGTGTCTAGCTGCCTCGTAGCAGTCTACCACGAACACGTCGGATCCACCCCGTATGCAGCCGTCGAAGAAGTAGTCATTCACGATGGAGGTCGTCGACGTCCCGTTCAGTATTCGCACCCCGCCTGTGGCGGCTGCCATAGGGAACACATCGTCTTTCAGCTTGGACTCGTCCGCGTCCTCTGCCTGCTCGACGATGATCAGATCCAAGGTCTCTGATTTGATGTTGGCTGAAGCGTCGCTGGACATGCACCTGATACGGGCCTCCATATTGTCCCTTATACTTGCGACATAGAATAGGCTGGTGGTTCTGCCGCTGCCGAGGTAGCTCGTCACATTCAGTCTGCGAAACAGAGGCTCCAACTCTTTGAATCGCTCCTTTACCCGAGTTCGGAACACGACCACAGCCTGACTCTTGGCAGGCGCGAACACCCCCACATTATATCTCCGCTTCAGGACCGTTGTGAAATAGACGCTGAGGGCAAGGACGGTGATCGTGGTTGCCTCAGTTTTGCCGCTCTGCCTCGCAAACAAGGTTAATATTTCATCGCCCTTCATTTGCAACTGTGCCTCTATCAGTCGGTCGCTCATTGGGATCTGGTAGGGATAGAGGGGGCGGCCTACGGCGAGGGCTAGCATGTCTCTTAGCTTCTGGCAGCGCTTCATGTGTAGGGGGATGTCCGTGAGGCGGAGGCTGGGGCGTATAATGGTGGTCAACGGTTAGCCTTCAATATTTCTTCCTGTTTGATCATCCTGTCCAAGAGGGACTCAACATCGTAGGTGCGTATCTCGCCTTCGATCTTCTGCTCAATCTGCTTGGGCACCAAGCTCGTCAATATGCTGATGAGCTGGCCTCTATAGATGAGTTTCTGAGCAGGTTTTATGGCGATGTCCTCCTCAATCTGATTTAGCTGCCTCTCAACGAGGGCCCACACCATGCCCGCTACCCGTCTCCTTAGTGATCGCCCGATCTCAGCTGCTTGGGGACTGTTGAGTTCTCTGCTTACTGTTGATTGGCTAATTGGCATCTTCTCTGCCACTTGTTTGTCGGTGAGTCCTTGGGCTTTGAGTTCTAGTATCTGGAGTAGTCTTTTTATTCTCCAAGCTTTCCAGCCGTACCCTGTAGCCTCAGGTTGATTCATGTTGAGCCACTTATTCCTTTCTCTATCCCTATGAAACTAATGATCATCTAAAATGCCTTCCTGCATCTTGACCATTTGTCCATGACCTTCATTCTCTCAGGGTAGGGTAAGTTGATATATTCATTTCTTTCTCGTCTTGTCATTGACTTCATTAAAAAATCATAATCCGTGTCCTCTCTTGAGAGTGGCTTAGGAGTTACTCTCTCTATTTTTACTGAAAAACCATGTTTTTCTAATAGTTTGAACGCTCTCTCTTGATACTCACTGAGTTTATGGAGCTCTGACTTGACTTCAACGAATGATATTACGCCATCTTTCAGAAGGATGAGATCAGGGACTCCTGCCTTAATCACATCATATCCAAGTGCTTTGTATTCATCATAGACTATTTGTTCTCTTTCATTCATTTTATCGCCTTCTTTATGAAGAGACAGCTACACTTCTCAAGAGTTGGATAAGCCTCCACGATGACAGGCACATTTTCTGTTGTACTTCGGTCAAGACCCAAGGCCTCAATGAGATATGGGGGAATCGTAAGTCTACCCCTCTTATCCATTAGAACC